AAGATGATGCCTATGTGCAGCAATTAGTGTTTAACGTGAAAATATAAACGAATTATGGAAAGTAACTATATTAATGGTAGTGACCTGCTTTTGAAAGTAGGGGGCAAGGCGATAGGACATTGCACAAGCCACACACTGACATTTAACAGTGAAACTAAAGACCGCGCAGTTAAGCCGGTGGCTACTGCGTCTAAGTCTGCCGGACTTTGGAAAGGCAAAGGCGTTACAGGCCTTAGCATTTCTATTTCGTTTGACGGTTTGCGTTTTTACAACGAAACCGAAAACGGCTTTAGTGAGATTGCAGCCAAGTGGGGCAAAGGTCAGAGCGTAGAGGTAGAAGCCTTTGAGAGAGAGGGCGACGACACACCCTACGTTAAAGGTAATTTCGTTATCGCATCGCTGGAGGAAACCAGCCCTGCACAGGACGATGCAACTTACACAGGATCTTTGGAAAACGACGGCGAGCCTGAAACCTATCCCGGCAGAGAAACTGACGCAGCCTAATGAAACGCATCGAAATAGCAATAAACGGCGAAGCATACCCCTGTAGCCCTACTATGGGGGCTATGCTGCGTTTCAAACAGGAAACAGGCCGAGAAGTAACGGCGATGGACGGTAGTTTTAGCGACCTATGCACCTATCTGTGGTGCTGTGTGGCATCCGCCTGTAAGCGAGAGGGCAAACGATTTGACCTATCACTGATGGACTTTGCCGACAACATTAGCCCCGAAGACATGGCGGCATGGGAAACCAGCATTAGAGCCAACACCCAAGCAGCAGACGACACCGCAGAAAAAAAAAGCCTGTAGGTATCACGGAACTGTTAGGCATGGCGATGGGCTGCATAGGCCTGACGTTTGACGACTTTTGTAACAGTACCTTTGAAGAATTTGAGGCCATTAGTAAAGCATGGTCAGATATGCGCGAAGCGACAGAAAAAGGCGACTGGGAGCGTATGCGACTGTTAGCAGCTATCTGCATACAGCCGCACGTTAAAAAGAAAATCACGCCACAGGCTTTAGTACCTCTACCGTGGGACAATGGAAAACGAAAACAGAAAGCAGCGGGCAAAGCACAGCCGACAGCTGCCGAGTGTAAGCAACGATTTGAAAAATTAGTGCATCGCACAGATGCCAATAAATAAACGTAACAACGATGGCAGGAAAAAGCACAATTTCAATCACATTTAAGCTGGATGGCGACGGCAAAGGCTTTAAGGACTTAGCCAAAGATGCCGACGGCTTGAAGCAAGTTATGACATCTGTAATATCGGAGGCTGAAAAGCTAAATACCAGTGCCATTAACTTTGCAGCCATCGCTACAGGCATCGACCAAGTACAAAGCAGTGTGCAGCAGCTGTACAGTGCTTTTAAAGGTTTGACGGATGCACACGCAGCGCAGATAGAGGCTGAAACCAAGTTAGCCACTAATATGCGCAACACGATGAGCGCGCGCGATGAGGATATACAGAGCATTAAAGACCTGTGCAGCGCGCAGCAGGAATTAGGCGTTATCGGTGACGAAGTGCAGTTAGCCGGTGCGCAGGAGTTAGCGACCTACCTAACCCAAAAATCTACACTTGAAACATTAATACCTGTACTTAACGACATGGTGGCACAGCAGTACGGTTTGAACGCGACACAGGAGAGTGCCGCGCAGATCGCTACGATGCTGGGCAAAGTAATGGACGGCCAAGTAAACGCACTTAGCCGCTATGGTTACAAATTCGATGAGGCGCAGGAAAAGATACTGAAATTTGGCGACGAATCACAGCGCGCTGCCACCTTAGCCGAAGTTATTGAAAGTTCAGTAGGCGGCATGAATGAGGCATTAGCGCAGACTGACGACGGCAAATTAAAGCAGCTGGAAAATACATTAGGTGATGTTAAGGAGCAGTTAGGCGGTTTGGTACAGGGTGCTATGCCTATCTTAACCATCGCGGCTAATACTACCATCGCACTTAGCGGTGTCGTAAAATTGGTGATGGGCGTTAAGACTGCTACAGCTGCTGTGTCGGCGTGGGCGACCAAAGGCAAACTGCTTAACATAGTGCTGCGTCTATCCGGGCTTAACGCTACCAAAGCAGCGCAGGCTACTAACATACTCACTGCATCTAACCGAGGTGCGGCAGCGTCTGCCATCGCACTTAAATTAGCTATCCGTGGTTTATTGGTGGCTACAGGTGTCGGTGCTGCTATTACTGCCCTGACAATGGCGTTAGAGTATTTTATGAACGCATCCGACGAGGCAGCCCAGAGCACTAACAAACTGTTAGACGCTAATGAGAGAGCCAAACGCGATGCCGAGAGTGCAGAGGAACTGCACAAAGCCGAAACATCCGCACTGGAGGGCACACGCGCTGCACTGGAAATAAACATAGCTACCCTGAAAGATTTCCACGGCACCAAGCAGCAGGAAAAGAAAATAGTAGATGAAATGAATAGTACCTACGGCGAAACTATGGGATATTTTAATAGCGTAGCTGATTGGTACAATGCCCTAATATCTAACAGTGAGGCATACTGCCGCCAGATGATTATAGAGGCGCGCACCCGCACTTTGGCTAATCAGATAGCAGCCAAAGAGCAGGAAAACTACGAACTGACCCACAACGAAGACGGCAGCACTAAGAAGTACAGCAAAAAACGTGAAACGCGCGACGTGTATAAGAGTGCCGACGGTTGGGGCAGCTACAAGACTACCGAAGAAGTAGTAGGTAGTAGCGATGCCGAAAAAGCACAGGCAGCCTATAACAGTAATATGGCATCTATTAAGGCCCTGAAAACTGAAATGCAAGGTGCTATAGAGGACGCTAACAAACTAACATTTGCCGTGCGTGGCAGCAGCACTGCCCCGACTACCACCACAACGAAAGGCGGTGGCAGTAGTAGCAGTGCAGCCAAAGAGAAAACGCGCCTGCAAGAACTTAATGATTTGGTTAATAAAGCCAAAGACGACTACGTTAGTGCCGGCGAAGAAGAGCGTACCACCATCGCACAGAATATAGCCGCGTGGAATAACGAAATAGATGTTATCAAGCAGCTGCAAGCAGAAGCAGAACGCCCCGCCAAACTTAGTAGCTTTGACGACATCGACAAAGAGATTAGCTACCAGCAGATGCTACGCCGCGGTGCTAACGATGAGCAGTTAGCCGGCATCGACAAAGAGATAGAACGACTGACCGCACTACGTAAGCAGCGCGAATTAGCCGCACATACGCCTGTGGCTACTGACCAGATAGAAACCTATGAGCAGCTGAATACCGAGTTAGAGTATTACACGCAGAAACTATCTACCGCCACAGCTACCGAGCGCACCGAAATACAAAAACAGATTAACGCGCTGAATGACCTAAAATCAGCATGGGACGACGTGTTAGCCGAACTGAAAAAGCCCGGCGATATATCGACACTAAACACCATCGCGGATTTAGACGACGCGATTAGCTATTATCAGCAGCTGCAAAAAAAGCAGAGTGCAGACGAAGTGCAGAACACGCAGAAAACCATCGACGCGCTGAACGCTAAGCGCGATGCCCTACAGCGAGGTATCGAACTGCCCAGTATGCAAAAAGAGATCGACGAAGTAAACGCCCTGACAGGTCACGACTACAAAGTTAAGATTAAGGGCATGGGCTTTGACGAACTGACCGAAAAGATTAACGCCCTGAATCGGATGTTAGCCGACACCGAGAACCCGGTAACAGACGACCAACGTAAAGACATCGAAAGGATGATCAGCACGTATGAGCAGTGGCGCAAAACAAGTGTGCGCACCTTTGACACCTTTAAGACCGGCTACAGTGGTATTAAAGGCATGGGTGATGGCGTGCAAAGCATTACTGACGCACTGGAGGGTAACGGCAACGCATGGCAGAAAGTTACAGGCATCATAGATGGCTTTTTACAGCTGTATGAGGGCATCCAGACTGTGGTAGCTATAATTAATATGCTGACGGCAGCAAGCGCAGCACACGCAGCTACAAAGGGTGTAGAAGCAGGCGCAGAAACAACCGAAGCAGGCGTGCGCGAAGCAGCCACGACAGCTAACGTAGGTGCCAGTGCCGTACAGATAGCAGCCAACAAACTTGAAACAGCCAGCTGGACGGAGTTAGCAGCAGCCGAATATATGGCGGCACACGCCTATATACCGTTTGCCGGCTTTGGCATCGCTGCCGGCTTTACCGCAGCTATGGAGGCTATGGTAATAGCAGCAGGCATACCGATGTATGCGGATGGCGGTATAGCCTACGGCCCTACGCTGGGTATCTTTGGTGAGTACGCGGGCGCAGCTAATAACCCGGAAGTGGTAGCCCCACTTGACAAACTGCGTAATATGCTGGAGCCTGCGGGCGGCATCGCCAGCGGCAAAGTAGAATTTGAGATAGACGGCAGGGTACTGCGCGGCGTATTGAAAAAAGTAGAAAACCTATCTAATCGCAGCTGATATGAGTAAATACAAACGATATACAGGTAGCTTTGTTAGCCGACTGGGTGTAACATGGCGTGTAGATATTATGCAAGAGGCTGACGAAGCATTTGCAAGTATCGGTACGCTGACGTTTGAAGCCGAGGAAGCATTAGTAATAGAGTGGCAGCGCGTCGATAAGGAAGATGTTATTTGCGGCAGCACCGCCACTATTAACATCGAAAGCCCCGGCGACCGCACCTATGAAGACCTTTACACCATCGTACCCGGTAACATCCGCATGGACGTGTACCGCGATGGGCTACTGTACTGGAGCGGCGCGTTAGATCCTGAATTTTATGAGGAACCCTACGAGCGTGCAGCGCGCTATGTGGTTAGCCTGACGTTTAGCGATTTCGGTATATTAGACCGACTGAAATATGACCTTAGCGGTATGCAGTCACTGCGCGGCATCATAGCCTATGCAGTGCAGCGTGCCGACATCCTGCATACCACCATTAGCACTGCGTATGTATCGACTACGCAGACCGATGGCAGCAGCGTGATAGGTGTAGCGGCTGACACTAACGGTTTGGCCGTGCGGTCAGAGAATTTTTACGACGAAGACGGCATAGCCTCAACACTCTACGAAGTGTTAGAGGGCATTTTACAACCGTTAGCCATCCGCATGATACAGCGTGCAGGTACTATCTACCTCTACGACATTAACGGCCTCTACAGCCGCGCATCCGCACAGGCTATAGAATGGGACGGCGACAGCCAGACGATGGGCGTAGATAAGGTAGCTAATAATATCGTCGTATCGTTTAGCCCCTACGCCAGTGCGGAGGTGCTTAGCGATGATTTGGAGTATGGCGGCAAATACGATGTAGAGCATAAGAACCTACCGAGCGATGCACCAAGCACTACCGCCGAGTATGGCGAGTATTACAGCTACTACCCCGACTATAGCGATGATACTAAGCAGGGCAGCGACTGGGACTATAACCTAATCGACTTTACTATATTCTTGCATAGCAAAGCCGAGGGGCTTAAAAGCATTGGTGCAGGCTGCAAGTATTTCCACATCCTGCCGGTAGTGGGCGGCGCATCCGAGGCTACAGGCGTGGCGTATGCTTTTCGCACAGGCGGGCATGGCGCGCTAACGACCGGGTGGCCGAAATGGAAATGCCACAGCAGCATACCGCACGGCGGCACCGCCGAAGTGCTGACGACTAACCGCACCTATATGCCGAAGCTAAGCAGCGACAACGCGGGCAAATACCGTGTGCGTCTGACACAGGAAGTGTGCATAGATGCCCGCTATAACCCATTTAGCGGCAGCACCGAGGGTAACGAAGAAAGCAACGACGAAAAGTTAGTTAAGGTATGCAGCGCATTTGTCTTTATCCCTGCGCAGGTGACTTTGTATGATAACGACGGCAAAGCACTGTACCACTATAGCAACAAGAAAAACGCTACAGGCGCAGTTAAGGGCCATTTGGGATATGCTAAAGGCGAATGGGTAGCGGGCGCAGATCCGGGCGGTGATTGTTGGTTAGAATACTACAACCCCGACGACCTACAGGAAGATGCAGGCATTAGAGGCTGGACGGCGAACCGCCACTGTATCGGCAGACCTGACGGCAAAGGCGGGCGCATGAAGCCTGTAATATTCAAGTCTTTTAAGCAGATGGCAGACGGTGAGTATATGCCATACCCACCGTGCGCAGGCTATTTGGAAGTTAAGATTTGTGCCGGTATCAATGGCTACGACTACGGCCAAAAAGTAGATAAATGCGAGTTTGGCAGCACTGAAAGCCAGTGGGACAATAAGGATATTTATTCTATCCTTAGATGGTGCTTATAT